AACAACTAAAATAAAATAAAATGCCAAATCCAACTATTACTAGTTCATACGCAGGCGAATTTGCTGGCAAGTATTTAGCTGCTGCACTTTTATCTGCTGATACCTTAGACCAAGGTACTATTACTATCCTGCCTAACGTAAAGTACAAGGCAGCTATGAAAGTAGGTGCTTTTACTGATCTAGTTCGTTCTGCGGACTGCGATTTTGACGCAAGCACATCTGCAATGACTCTAACGGAGAAAGTACTTACTCCTGCTGAATTGCAAGTAAACCTACAAATCTGTAAAAAAGAATTACACTCTGACTGGGAAGCTGCTCAGATGGGTTATTCTGCTTTTGATAACCTACCTCCATTATTCTCTGATTTTGTAATCGGACAAGTAGCTGCTGAAGTTGCTAAAGCAACTGAAACTTCTATATGGAGTGGTTCTGCTGGAGAAGGGTCTTTCGATGGTTTTGAAACTCTACTTGCTGCTGACGCAACTGTTGTAGACGTTACTGCTGCAGCTGTAACTTCTGCTAACGTAATTGCACAATTAGGTGCTATCGTTGATGCTATCCCAACTTCTGTCTACGGAAAAGAAGACTTAACTTTATATGTGTCTTCTAACATCGCAAGAGCTTACGTCCGTGCGCTTGGTGGATTCGTTGCTACTATCGGTGGTGCAGGTACAGATAACAAAGGGTCTCAGTGGTACAACGGTGGTCAACTTTCTTTCGAAGGTATCAATGTAGTTGTAGCTAAAGGACTTGCTGACAACACTGCTGTTGCAGCTCAGAAATCTAACTTATTCTTCGGAACAGGTCTATTAGATGACAGAAACGAAGTTAAGTTGATTGATATGGCTGATATCGATGGTTCACAAAATGTTCGTGTAGTTATGCGCTATACTGCAGGTGTACAGTTCGGAATCGGTTCTGATATCGTTCTTTATTCTTAATAAACTGAAACATTAATCTGAAAAGGGTAGGTAAGCCTTAGAGCCTACCTGCCCTTTTTTAATACTTAAATAATTATGGCTTGTGATTTAACTAGAGGTAGAAAAGAACCTTGTAAAGACGTAGTAGGCGGTATAAAAGCTGTTTATTTTACTGATTTTGGTGATCTCGGAACTGTATCTTATACAGATGCTCCTAATGGAGATTACGAAATTGCTACTCTTTCAGGAACTTTTGATGCCTATAAATATGACGTAAAAGGAAACTCTTCTCTTGAGCAAACTATCAATGCTTCTCGTGAGAATGGAACTTCTTTTTATGAGCAAACACTTAACCTAACCCTACACAAATTAAGCAAAGAAGACCACAAAGAAATTAAAATTTTAGCTGCTGGTCGACCTCATATTGCCGTTGAAGATTACAACGGTAATGTAATGATGGTAGGTTTAGAACACGGTGCTGACGTATCTGGCGGTACAATCGTAACTGGTGCTGCTATGGGAGACCTTAGCGGATACACACTTACATTTACTGCACAAGAAACTGCTCCTGCTAATTTCTTAGATTCACCAACTGCTGGTGATCCATATGCTGGAACTGCAACAAATGCGACTATAGTAGTAGGAACTAACTCTTAAACATAGTAGGTTCTTAAACGCAATAGGCCTCACCTTTATGGTGGGGCTTTTTTGTAAACAAATAATACATCTTTAAGTTATATATATATGAAAGTATTACTTCCATCTACTGATGAGCAAATAATTAAGATTATACCAAGAACTTATGTCGAGGCTAGTGATCTTAGTTTAGTTATAACAAGGGACGGAACTGGTGAAACGGAAACATTAACAAGTCTTACCTCAACCATTGATGGTAACTATATAAGCATCCCTTGCACTTTTTCAATACTTTCTGAAGGTAGTATTTATTTTATGGAGCTTAAACAAGGCTCTACACTGTTATTTAGGGATAAAGTTTATGTTACGGCACAGACCGACAGAACGCAAAAACACACACTAAACACAGGTAAATATACAGAGCATAGTGCTGCTCCTACTGGAGAAAAATATATAACAATATAATATGCCTAGAAAGAATAAACCGACAGGAACAATTAGAGTAGTAAACCTACAGGGATATACTATTCCTGAAATTAAGGAGGACTACAGAAATGATTGGGTTACCTACGGACAGGATAATAATTACTTTGGGGACTTGATTGATAATTACCTAAGTAGTCCAACAAACTCTTGCTGTATCAATGGTATTGTAGATATGATTTACGGAAGGGGACTGAGTGCAACAGACAGTGAAGAAAAACCTGAGATGTTTGCTCGTTTCAAAATGATACTGAAAGATGAAGAGGTAAAAAAGATAGTAAATGATTATAAATTACTTGGCCAAGGTGCTGTTCAGGTTGTTTACAATAAGAGTAAGACTAGAATTACTTCTCTTACGCACTTCCCTATGGAAACGCTAAGAGCAGAAAAAGCAGACGAAGGAAAGATAAGAGCATATTACTACCACCCTAAATGGAGTGAATACAAGCCATCCGACAACCCAAAGAGAATCCCTACGTTTGGCAATGGAAAAGATAATGAGCTTAGAGAACTTTATATTATTAAACCGTATAGACCAGGGTTCTATTACTATGCGCCTGTAGATTATCACGGATGTTTACAGTACTGTTCGCTAGAAGAAGAGGTATCTAACTACCACATAAACAATATTCTTAACGGTCTACAGCCATCACTCTTAATCAACTTCAACAATGGAGTTCCTGATGAGGAGGCTCAACAATTAATTGAAAGCAAAATCCAAGATAAATTCGGAGGGACATCTAACTCAGGTAAGTTCATTTTAGCGTTCAATGAAGACCCAGACCGTCAAGCTGACATAGAGCCTATACACCTCCCAGATGCACACGCACAGTATCAGTTCCTTGCTGATGAGGCTCGTGAGAAAATTATGCTCGGTCACAGAGTTGTTTCTCCGATACTTCTTGGGATAAAAGACAATACGGGGTTTGGTAACAATGCGGAGGAGCTTAGAACAGCTTCTGTCCTTATGGATAACATTGTTATACGCCCATTCCAAGAAAAGATTATAGAGTGTTTGAAGACTATGTTGGAGTTTAACCAAATTGACTTAAACCTATACTTTGTTACTCTACAGCCTATTGAGTTCACTCAGTTAGATAATATTGAAACTAAGATTAAACGTGAAGAGGAGACGGGAGAAAAACTGTCTGCAATGGATCGAGTAAAGTCACTATTTAAAAAGAAAGAAGATGGCGAAAGCACTGTTCATAACGACTAACGACCTAAGAAGAAAATCCCTTGTGGGAGGGTCTGTAGATGCTGATAAGTTTATTCAGTTCATCGAGGTAAGCCAGGATATTCACATTCAGAATTATTTAGGCACAAGTCTGTATGATAAGATATCTACTTTGATTACTGGTGGCACTATAGACGATGCTGCGAATGCAGCCTACAAAACACTCCTGAACGACTATATAACACCGATGCTTATATGGTTTGCTCAGTCAGACTATTATATGTTTGCGTCCTACCAAGTAAGTAACGGAGGTGTTTATAAACATCGAAGTGAGTCCTCAGAGACTCCTTCGATGGAAGAAATACATTATCTAGTTGAGAATTCAAAGAGTAAGGCTCAGTTTTATACTAGAAGATTTTTAGATTATATAATAGACAATAGCAGTAGCTATCCTGAATATAATGACTCTAGCCAAGATGGAATGTATCCTGACAAGTCTGATAACTTCAATGGATGGGTATTATGAGATATAAACCAAAAGAACAAAACATAAATAAGTTAAAACAGTTTTTAAGTAGATGCCAATACCAAATCCAAAATCAGGAGAAAAGCAAAGGGAGTTCATCCAAAGATGTATTATCCAAATTAGCGGAGAATATGGTAAACAAAAGGCGTTAGCAATATGTTATGATAAATACAGAAATAAATAATTATGGCAAGTTTAACAGGCAATAAAATAAAAGATACCTACAAAGGTATAATAAAGACAAGCGACAATGCTGAACTCAGTGGGGCTGCTAAAGAACTTACTGATGGTAATGGTAATGGATCTGGCGTTTATTTAGATAACGCAGGTAATGTATCAGCTACATCTTTTACAGGTGATGGTTCAGGTCTTACTAATTTGCCTAGTGGTGGTGTATCTTCTGTAAACACACAAACAGGCGCAGTTGTTCTTGACACAGATGATATTGGAGAAGGTAGTACCAATCAATACTTTACAACTGTAAGAGCAGTAAACGCAGTTACAGGTGGTAATTTAGATATGAGTAGCTACGATATAACTACCACAGGAAAGATTTACTTTGCTAATGTATTTAGCACAGAAGGAGATTTACCAAGTGCATCTACATATCACGGTATGTTCGCACACGTTCACGCAACAGGTAAAGCATACTTTGCACATAGTGGTTCTTGGCACAAATTATTAGATGAAGATAGCAGTAACACAGATGATTTATCTGAAGGCAGTACTAATCTTTACTATACAGATGCTAGAGTAAGTGCAAATAGCACAGTAACTGCGAATACAGCTAATATTAATACAGAGATTTCTGACAGAGAATCTGCTGATACCACCTTACAATCTAACATAGATACTAATACGGCTAGTATATCTAGCAACAATACTGACATTGCTACGAATACCGTCAATATAGCAAGCAATGATACTGATATATCTAATTTACAATCTAGTAAGCAAAATGTAAGTGAAAAAAATCAAGCTAATGGTTATGCTCCTTTAGATAGTAGTGCTAAGATTCCAATAGCTAACCTACCTGATTCTGTTGTAGGGCAAGTGGAATATCAAGGAACTTGGAACGCTTCTAACGACACCCCTAGTTTACCATCCGCTTCTGCATCTAAAGGATATTATTATGTAGTAGCTACCGCAGGAACATATCAGACTATATCTTACGCTATTGGAGATTGGGTAATATCAAATGGTTCAGATTGGGAGAAAGTAGATAACACAGATGCGGTAACTACGGTATTTGGCAGGCTAGGTGCTATTGTAGCTAACGAGTCTGATTACAATAGTTTTTATCCTTTGATATCTGATTTAACTACTACTAATTCAAATGTTAGCACTAACACATCTAACATTACAACTAATACAACGGATATTGCAACTAATGTAACGGACATTGCAACAAACGCAACAAACATTACAACCAATACCACTAACATAACTGCTAATACAACTAAATTATCTGGTATTGAAGCTGGTGCAGAAGTAAACCCAACTTCAACAGATGAGTTAGCAGAGGGCAGTAGTAATTTATACTACACAGAAGCAAGGGTGTCTGCAAATACAAGTGTTACTGCTAATACAGCTAAAAACACTTACCCAACCGCAGATGCAAATAAGCTTTCTGGTATCGAAGCTGGTGCAGAGGTAAACCCTACAAGCACAGATGAGTTATCTGAAGGTTCTACAAACTTGTATTATACTGAGGCTCGGGTTTCATCAAATACAAGTGTAGCAGCTAATACTGCTAAAAATTCATACCCATCTGCTGACTCTACAAAACTTGCAGGAATCGAAGCAAGCGCAGACGTAACAGACGCTGCAAATGTAACCGCAGGTCTAGTTGCAGCTACAAATATTTCTTCAAGCGATAAATCTTCTATACTTGCGAACATTGGAGCTGGTACAGGCTCAGGAGCTGTTGATAGTGTTAACGGAGCAACAGGCGTTGTAACATTAGATACTGACGATATTTCAGAAGGCACTACAAACTTGTATTACACAGATGCAAGAGCAGATGCTAGAGTAAACTTACAAACAGGCTCAAACTTAGACCTATCCAATAAAAGCACAAGCGATTTAAGTGAGGGTACAAATTTATACTTTACAGACGCAAGAGTTTCTGCCAATTCAGCAGTATCAGCAAATACGGCTAAAAATAGTTATCCTTCAGCTGACGCTAGTAAGTTATCTGGAATAGAGGCTGGCGCAGAAGTTAACCCGACAAATACTGATGGTCTATCAGAAGGGTCTAGCAACCTTTACTATACTGAGGCAAGGGTTTCTGCGAACACTAATGTAGTGGCAAATACAGCTAAGATTAGTTTTGATAGCGCAAGTAGCACTAAACTATCAGGCATAGAAGCAGGAGCTGAAGTAAATACAGTAGATAGTGTGAATGGAGCAACAGGAGCAGTATCTCTTGATACGGCAGACCTTACAGATGTATCTGCTACCGCACCATCTGACGGACAAGTATTACAATATAACAGCACCAATTCTAATTACGAGCCTGTAACATTAAGTAGTACAGCACCTGTTGACAGCGTTAACGGACAGACCGGTGCAGTAACCTTAGACGCTGACGATATAAGTGATTCAGCGACTACAAACAAATTTACAACTGCCGCAAACCTTACTAAGCTAGGCAATATATCAGTTACTCAAGCAGTAGATTTAGATACGATAGAAAGTAATGTAGCAACGAATAACGCTAAAGTGGGTATAACTACCCAACAGGCAAACGATATAACAGCAAACAACGCTAAAGTAGGAATTACCACTCAACAAGCTAATGACATAACGGCTAACAATGCTAAAGTTAGTATGGTACTTGGCACAACAGCAGGTACGGCATTAGAGGGAGATACTGCTTTGTTACAATTAGGAACTACATCTTCTACGGCTTTGGCAGGTAATACAACTACTATATCAGCTTCACAAGCTAGTGCTATTATAGCTAACACAGCAAAGAACTCATATCCTAGTGCAGACGCAACAAAAGTAGGTCATATAAGCGTTACTCAGGCTGTTAACTTAGATACAATGGAGAGCAATATAGCCACTAACAATGCTAAGGTGTCAGATACAGGTACTCCCGCAATAACTTCTAATGGTTCTACTCCAAGTTTAAACACAGGTATTACAGCTGCTGAAGTCCGAAGTTTAATCGGTGCTGGTACGGGTTCAATGTCTAGCTGGACTATTAAAGAAGGTAATGGTACTGAAAGCACATCGGTAACAAACGGAGAAACTTTAACAAT